GGGCCTCGCACCCGGCGGCGAAGCCTGGATGAATTCGCTGAACGACATCCAGCGCCAGGAGAACGATGCGCGACTGGCCGTAATTGCTCAGGCCGGGCAGGAGCAATCCCGCCAGCTTGGTATGGATCTGTCGCGCGGCCAGTTCAGCAACGCCGCACAGCAGCAGGCTTTCGCGCAGGAGGTAGGGCGCCAGCAGGCGTTCAACGTTGCGCAGCAGCAGGGCTTTGGCCAGTCGCGGGACGTGGCGGGGTTCGGCAATCAGGCTTTGATGGCCGCGCAGGGTTTAGATAGCCAAGCAATGGACAGCCGCAACACCGCGCGCAACCAGATGTTTGGCCAGTCGGTTCAAGCGGCACAGATTGCCAACGACGCTGCGGCGCGTAATACGCAAATGGCGCAGCAGGCGGAGCAGATGCGCCTGAACGCGCGGATTGCGCAGTTTGGGGCGCAAGTGCAGGCGGCGGGGTTCCAGAACGCCCAGGCAGGCCAAGCGCAACAGATGGACCTTGCCAGCGGCCAGTTCAACAATCAGGCGGCGCTGGCGCAGTTCGGCGCGGGCATGCAGGGCATGGCCGCAGGCAATCAGGCGGTGCAGTCGGGTTTTGGTATGAACTCGGCAGCCGCCGGATTCAACAACGCAGCGCTACAGCAGGGCTTCGCCAACAACCTCCAGGGCGCCACGTTTGGCAATCAGGCGCTAGGCCAACGGCAGGCGCTGGACGCTCAAGCTCAGCAATCCCAGGCCGCGTTGCGTCAGGCGGCGCTGCAGGAGCAAATGACCCTCCGCAGCGTGCCGCTAAACGAGACGGCGGCGCTGTTTGGACAGGCCGGGGTGCAATACCCGCAGTTCGGCCAGGTGCCGACGGCAAACGTGGCGACGACCGACGTGCTGGGAGCCTACGGCATGGCTCAGAACGCCGCACAGGCGGCCTACAACACTCAGGCGCAACAGGCGGCCGCGAACACGTCCGGGCTGTTCGGCGGGCTCTCCAGCCTCGGCGGCGCCGGCATCATGGCCTACGCCCTGTCGGACGAGCGCGCAAAAGAGAACGTCCGCGAAGTGGGTGAACTCGACAACGGCCTGCCCGTTTATCTGTTTAACTACAAGGGCAGCCCGACGCCGCAGATCGGCCTGATGGCCCAGGACGTCGAGAAGAAGAAACCGAGCGCCGTGGTTAAGGGCGCGGACGGCTACAAGCGTGTGAACTACGCAATGGCAGCAAGGTAACAAACGATGGACGAAGCACTTGGTGGCGGCGGCGGCATGATGCCGCAGAGCCCGATTGTCTCGCCCGACATGGTGGGCGCGATGGACGGCATGGACCCGGGTATGCGGCGCAAACTGCTGGCCGACATGCTGATGCGCCGTGGCATGGGCGGCATGGGCATCGCGTCCAACGCCTCGCCGGTTGGCGCGGGCATGCAGGGCATCGGGAATGCGCTGCAGATGGCGCTGATGTCTGGCAGGTTGAAAGGATTCTGAGATGTCCGGTTATGTGGGCCTCCCCCAGCAGTCAATGCCTATGGACCCTGCGCAACGTCGGCAGATGCTTGCCCAGGCGCTGATGCAGCGTCCGTGGGCAATGGACATGCCAAGCCAGCCGCCACAGATGCAGCCCGGCGCGCCGCCGCCGATGATGCCGCCCGGTGGCCCGGCGCAAATGGCGCCGCAGGCCGGGATAATGCCGCCGCAGCGCGGCCCGCAGCCCGGCATGGGCGGCCCGCGCCCGATGGCTGGTGCGCTTCCAATGGGCATGCCGGCGATACCCGGCCAGCCGCGCCGATAGTCTCTGGCCTAGGAGCCGCCCATGTCTGGCAGCATGTATGATCCCCGAATCTCGGCTCTTGCGTTGCAAGACCCCGAGCTTGCCGCCATTGAGCGCCGCCGCGCGCTTGCTGCGGCGCTGATGCAACAGGGGCAGCAGAACCAGAAGCTGACGCACCCGTTGCAGGTGGTGGGGAACCTTGCCAACACGGCGGTGTCGGCGCTGCTGATGCGCAAAGCCGACGAGGAAGGCAAGGCGCTGGTTGACCAACAGCGCAACGATGTGCGTAGCTTTTTCCAGCCTGGGCAGGGATCTCCAAACCCGGCGTTGACGGCTGATGCGGCGCCTACCAGCCCCGTGACGGCGCCGCTGGCGCCGGTGCAGCGCGAGACCGTGCTGCCAATAAATGGCTCGACACTGGCGGTGCCGGAGCACCTGCAACCTACCATTCGGCAGGCGAGCGATCAGTCCGGCGTGCCGTACAACATCCTTGCCGCCAAGCTGCAGCAGGAAAGCGGCTTCCGGCCCGATGCGCGCGGCAAGTCCGGCGAGGTAGGTATCTCGCAGATTATGCCTAGTACCGGCGCCCAGCCCGGCTATGGCCTGACGCCGATCAGCATGGCCGATGCGGCAGAGCCGGAGAAGGCCATTCCGTGGGGTGCGCAGTATCTGGCCGCGCGCGCGAAGGCGCAGGGCGTCAACGACTGGAACGACCCGGCGCAAGCAGCGAAGGGGCTGGCGGCCTACAACGGCAGCGGCCCGGCGGCTGATGGATATGGCCGGCAGGTGGCAAGCTTGGCTGGACTTCAGAGCGCGCAGCCACCGTCGGCTGCGGCAAGCGCCGGGAGCATGCAGGCACAGTCGCAGACTGGAGGCGCTGACATGTCTGTGCCCGGGCTGCCCGGTTACACGCTCGGCACGCTGACCACGCGCGTGATGGAAGGGCTGGGCAGCGAAAACCCGCGCATCCGTGCGCAGGCGGAGAGGTATGTGCCGCTGCTGACCCAGCTTCGCCAGCAAGCACAGCCCGGCCAAACGGTGAAAATTAACGGCCCGCAAGGCCCGGGCGAGTATGAGCGTTTGCCGAACGGCGGCCTGCGGTTCCTGGGTGGGATTCCTGAATCGGCGCTGCTGCCGCAGCCGGTGGAAGACCAGAGAGTGCGGCTTGCTCAGGCCGGAAGGGCGAACACAAATCTTACCGTGGACCAGCGCGGGGAAAACGAGGAAGCTAAGGCCTACGGCAGAGAGATGGGGCAACAGGCCTCCGCCGTTCATTCGGAAGCCAATCAGGCGCGCACCTCGCTATCACGGTTGCAGCAGTTTGAGGCGCTTTCTCAGGGATTTCAGACGGGAAAGTTGGCGCCGGCGCAGACGACGGCGGGAGGATGGGCGCGGGCTCTCGGCCTTGATGAAACGAAACTCGGAATTCCGGCAAACGCTGCCATTAACGGCGAGTCGCTGCGGTCAATCAACAATTCGCTTACTTTGTCGCTCATTGGCAGCGGCGGCATGCCGGCAAACAACTTTAGCAACACCGACCGCCAATTTATAAGCGAGATCGTTCCCAGCCTGTCCAACACGCCCGGCGCCAACGCCATCATTGCTTTCGGCATGCGCAAAGCTGCGGAACGGACGGTGGAAAAGGAGGACATGTGGCTCGCGGCACGCGAGCAGGGCCAGAGCTACGGCCAGTTCCTCAAGGATTGGAACACGCACGTGAAAGCCAACCCGATCATTCGCGTAATCCAGAAGACTGAAGATGCCGAAGCGCTGCCGCGCGGCACGATCTACAGCACGCCTAACGGCCAATACGTCATCCGCTGAGGGCGCACAATGTCCGATCAAACTTGGCCCGGCACGCCGCTCTCGGAATACGTTGGCCGGAACACTACGCCTCCGCCGTCTGCCGAAGCGCAGCAATGGCCGGGCACGCCGTTGTCCCAATTCGTCCAGCGCGGCAACACCGAGATGCTGCGAGGCGAACAGTGGGCACGGAATCCCGTCACCGGCTTGCCGATCCCGGGGCTGCCGGCCGGCGCGGAGGTGCAGATCCTGCGCAACGCCTCCGGCCCTGTGGCTGATGCCATGGGCAAGGACATCCGCGAGGGTGGCGCGGGCGTCGGCACCATTGCCGCCGGCAGCCTCGCCACGGACAAGGAACAGCAGCGGCGCATCGTCGCGTCGCAGATGTTCCCCAACCTGGACCTGCGTGATGCCCTCCCGAGGGTGGCCTACGCGCCGGACGGCCGCCTCTACGCTGTCGGCGAGGATGGCACGCCGGCCTACGTGGATCCTCAAAGCCTCAGTCTGAGAAAACCGTCCACTTTCCTGCCGGGTAACCTTGTGCGCCAAGTCGCCGGGCTGGCTGGCGACGCGCTGCCGATGGCTGGTGGTATTGCAGGTGGAGTGGCGTCGGGTCCGACTTCGCTAATTGCCGGGCCGGCCTTGGCCGCTGGTGGGGCTGCGGCAGGCGATGCGGCGCGGCAGTTTGGTGCGGCATACATGGACCCAGGTGACCCGTACGCGAACGACGCCAAGCCCGGATATAACATCAGGCAAACAGCGATTGAAGCGGCCCTGGGCGGCGTAGGCCAAGCGGGCGGCGCACTGTTTAACCGCTGGATGTCGCCCAACAAACTCCGGGTCTCCGATCAAGACGCGCGGACGCTAATACGCGACCCGAACGCCATCGCAAGGGCCAGACAGAACGCCCTTGAAGCGGAGGCCATCGGCGTGAATCTGACGCCAGGACAGGCCAGCAACACGCGCTCGCTGCTGCAGTATGAGGACGCGGCGATGCAGAATCCCAATCTGGTGGACCGTGCTACCAACTTCTACAGGGGACAGGGGCAGCAGCTTTCAGCGGCTGGCCAGGACGTGCTTGCGGGCATTTCGACGCAGACCGACAAGACAATGGGCTCGCAGGCGTTCCGCGAGGCGGCGGGCGATGTGCCGACGACAATCCGCCGAGCCGCCAACACGACAGCAAGGCCATTCTACCAAATCGCAGAAGAAGCCGGACGCACACAAAACGGCGGGGACGCCATGGCAGCGGCACGCGCGCGCTGGAATAGCCCAGCGGTTCAAGACGCCATGGATCGCGCTCGGCAAACCTACCGTATCAAGCACAAACAAGACGCGCCAATGGTGCCCGATTTTAACCTTTGGGATTTGACCCTTCGAGAACTGCGCGACTTGGGCAATGTAGCGGACCGGGAAGGGCGCCACACTCTGGCAAGTGGCTACAAGGAGGCGCTGCAGGATCTGTCCACGCAGCTGGATACAGCGTTTCCAAGCTACCCGCAGGCTCGTGCCGCCGCAGCGCCGGGCCAGCGGCTGGCGGCGACGCTGGAAGAAACGGCCACCGGCACCAGTGGCGCTACTGGCGTGGACGACCGCGCTCGAAGCATCCTCGCGCCTATTTTTGAACGCTCAAACCCGCAGTATGTAGCCACGACACGCAAAGCTTTTTTCGAGGCCGGCCGTCTAGACGAGTGGAACCAAGGCGTTCGGTCCTACCTGCAGGACGTATTTGATCGCGCCAGCCGCTCGCAGGAGGGCCTGAACGCCAGCATGTTGCGTCGGCAGGTGTTCGGCAACGTGGACAACCGCGACGCCCTGCGCGCGGCCATGACGCCGCAGCAGTTCGAAGGTTTCGACCGTTTCCTGCGCGTCGTAGAAAACGTGTCCCGCACCTATCCGCAGAACAGCCTGACGGCCATGCGCGGCAATGCCCAGGCGGCGCTGTCCGAGGCGGCGCAGGACACCGGCACGCGCGCGCTGGCGGTGGCGGAACGCGTTACGTCTCCAATCCGGTTTGCGGACACGCTCGGCAGCATCTTTGAGTGGGTAAAACAGGGCCGCATCGACCGGAACGCCAGCCGCATCATCGACAACCTCTTCTCGGCGGATGGCGTGGACTATCTGGCGCAGATGGCGCGGATGGGGCCAAACACTAAGCAGGCGGCAACCTTAACGTCGTATTTTTTAACCCGGATCGGCGCGGCGGGTGGAACCGACGAAACACCCACGCTAGGCCAACAATAGCCGCCAGAACCAACGCGATCAGGAACGCTGACGCGGCGCTGCTGCCTGCCGCGACGTGGCGCTCATAGGCCGCGCGCACCAGCAGATGCGCGGCGACGATCACGACAAACGGCTGGAGATTTCGCACCGCGCCAGCGTAGCGCCCGCGCGTGCTTCTGTCACTAACACAAAACGGTGAACTCATGCCTCGTAACGGTGCCGGCAGCTACACACTGCCCGAAGCTGCTTTTCAATCCGGCCAGACAATCAGCAGCGCGAAGGTAAATTCCGACTTGTCGGACATCGCCACGGCGCTGACGCAATCCGTCAGCCGGGACGGCCAGACGACGATCACTGCTAATCAACCGATGGCCGGCTTCGTCCATACGGGAGTGGGCAATGCCAGCCAACGCAACCAATATGCGGCGTTCGGCCAGGTGCAGGACGGTAACGTAGGTGCGCAGATCTACACCGCACTTAACTTTGGAGGGTTTTAGCTATGGCCGTCACCGCGACACCAATTTTTGCCCAAACACCGTATGCCAAAACACTGACGCTTGCCGCGCAGACGGCGTGCACTACTCGCGCCCCAACGGCTACAGCATCGCTTGCGGGGGCGAACATCACAGCGTTTGTTCCGGTTTCTACCAATGGGCTGAGGATTGATTCGATTCAGGTGAATGCCGTTGGCACGGGCATTAGCACCGTAAACGCGGCTCAGCTTGTTAATATCTGGATGTGGGACGGCACGACCGCTTTCATGATTTTGGAAATTGCTGTCACAGCAGTGACTCCGAGCACAACGTCGGCGGCGTTTACGACGACCTACACGTTCTCGGCACCTCTGGTGCTGCCTGCTGCATTTGCTTTGTATGCTAGCACGACGGTGACCACCACTGCGGCTGGCACTGCGTTGCAGGTCACAGCGTTTGGTGGGGCCTACTAAAATGCCAACAGTCTCTTCCGCATTCAATTACGCGTTATCTTCTCCTACTTTACGCGGCAATGTTTTTACGGGAGCGCAAGTTGGCAATGTTACTGCATTGAAATCTACTTCGGCGGCAACGCCAATAAACCTTGCAAATAATAATAATTTTTCATACCTGACAGTAGAAAATAGTACGCTGTCAGCGCCGTCTAATCCAGTGGCAGGTCAGTCTGGCGTAATCGTAATCACTCAAGGCGCTACTGCACGGACGCTAGCTTACAACACATTCTGGAAATTTTCCGTGGGAACAGTTCCTACGCTGACCGCAACAGCATCTGCGGTAGACACCTTTGTGTATTATGTAGAATCTCCAACCCGCGCAACCTGCCAGCTAATCAAGGATGTGAAATGATAGTCGGCGGGATACCTATGTTGTTTGGTGGGGCAAAGCAGCAGTATATATCTGTCGTTCACTCCTCTTCCCCCTACGTCACAGCTTACCCCTGGAGTAGTGCAGGTTTTGGCACTAAATTTGCTAACCCTGCTACGCTTCCTGGTGTTACTGGCAGAGGTGTAACATTTTCCCCTGCTGGTACGGAGATTGCCGTTGCTCACTCCTCTTCCCCTAACGTCACAGTTTACCCGTGGAGTAGTGCAGGTTTTGGCACTAAATTTGCTAACCCTGCTACGTTACCTTCTGGTGGTGGTTATGCCGTAGCTTTCTCCCCCGCCGGAACAGAACTCGCTGTTGGCGCCGATGGCACTCCATTTGTCTTTGCTTACCCGTGGAGTGGTGCAGGTTTTGGCACTAAATTTGCTGACCCTGCTACACTACCTACTTTTTCTGTTTACGGTGTAGCTTTCTCCCCAGCTGGAACAGAGATAGCCGCAGCTCATGAGACATCCCCTTACATCGCCGTATATCCTTGGTCTGGTAGTGGTTTTGGTACGAAATTTGCGAATCCAGGTACGCTGCCAACAGGCAATGGTTTTGGTGTAGCTTTTTCCAAGGCTGGCACTGAAATAGCTGTTGGGCACGCCACATCACCCTATGTCACAATTTACTCTTGGAGTGGTGCCGGATTTGGTACTAAATTTACCAATCCGGGTACGCTGCCAACAGGCACTAGTTTTGGTGTAGCTTTTTCCAAGTCTGGCACTGAAATAGCTATTGCCAGCGACCTGACACCCTACGTGTTGGCCTACCCGTGGAGTGGTGCTGGATTTGGTATTAAATTTACCAATCCTGCTACATTACCCGCTTCCAGTGCATACGGTGTAGCATTCTCCTCCACTAATACGGAGATTGCCGTTGCTCACTCCTCTTCCCCTAACGTCACAGCTTACCCGTGGAGTAGTGCAGGTTTTGGCACTAAATTTGCTAACCCTGCTACGCTACCGACTGGTGCTGGTTTTGCCGTAGCTTTCTCATAACAAGGAAAACAAATGAAATACACACAGCTCCCCCAAACCTACTGCGACGATGTTTTGGCTGAGGCTATCTACGGGCGCGAAGTTGAGTTTTTTCACTTTGAATTTGACCGCATCAATTTTGCCAAACTGCTGGAAACATTGCCCGATGGCCCGTATCGCGACAATGTGCAACAACGACACGACGAAACATTAAACCGCATGGATATGGTAAATGATATTTACGCCGCACTGGTATCACAGATTACCGACCCCGCAGCACACGCCGCAGCTATTACGCGCACAGTCAAAAAAAGGGAAAACCATGTTCCTGCTAAATAATATTAAAGTGCATCAAGACGTCCAGCGCACCATTGGGGATGTGCAATATCCCGCTGGCTGGTTTAGTCACGACGCTGCGGCTCGCGCCAAGGTAGGCATGATTGAAGTGCCCGATATTCCGAGGCCGGATGACAACCTTTTTACATCGGTTGAAAACCCAGACGGCAGTTGGACGGCAACACCGCGCACTGCTGATGATATTGCGGCAAGACTTGCTATTGCAAACACCCAGCAGGCGGCTGCTGTTCGTGCAGATCGTAACGCCCGCCTTGCTGCAACGGATTGGACACAGATCGCCGACAGCACGGCGGACAAGCCCGCATGGGCCGCCTACCGTCAGGCGTTGCGGGATGTGCCATCGCAGGTTGGGTTTCCGCAGAGCGTGACTTGGCCGCAAGAGCCGTGAAGGGTTAGAAGATGACCGACGTCGAGCTGAACGCGATGATCGAGAAAGCCGCCGAGTGCGGGGCACGGCGAGCGCTTGCCGCAATCGGGCTCTGCGACGAAAAAGCGGCTGGCGACATGCGCGATCTGCGCGGGGTGCTGGAGGCGTTTCGGTTGGCTAAAAGCACGGCGTGGACGACAATCGTGCGCCTAGTCACAGCCGCAATTTTTGCGGCGATTATTGCGGGCGTTGGCGTTGCGACTTGGCCAAAAGATTAGGCGCCGTGTTTCCGGCGTTTCTGATCGGCCCGCTTGCCGGTGCCGCTGGCATGGCGCTGGCGGGTGCGGCGTTTTTCGGTTGGCTCATCTTGATCCACAACCCCGCCATTCGCGCCGCCCAGGTGGCCGAGATTGCTGCCGTGGTGGCGCAGGAGCGATTACGCCAGCACGAGGCCGCTACGGCCGCGCTGGAGGCTCAGGCGACCGCACAGGCCGCGCTAGATGCCGCTCTCGCGCCAACTCGCCGGAGGATTGCCAGTGCGCTTGTGTCGTCTGCCTGCGTGTCTAGCGGTCCTGTGCGCGCTGCACTTGACGGGTTGCGCCAACCCCGGCCCGCCGGTGCTGCTGCGCCCGGTGGTGCCGGCCAGCCTGTTGATCTGTCAGCCCCAGCCCGTGCCCCCTAACAGCGACGACACCGCGCTGGCGTTGTGGATCATGGATTTAGCGGCGGCTGGCGAGGATTGCCGGGGGCGGCTGGTGCGGGTCAGGGCGTTGGTGGGGGATCGGCCTTGAGCGCTTTGAGCCGGCGATCCGGCCACGCAGCGACATTATCTGGCGGACCGCGAGGCGCGCCATGAGCAATCCTGCAGTTTCAACGCCGCCCGGATCATGGAAATTCCGCCGCCGGATCATCCATTGGGTGCTGATTTACTGCGCCGTCGCGGTGCCCGGCCTGACCATCTGGCGCCCTGATGCGCCGCTCGTGGCTCAGGTGGTGATGGCTCTGATTGGGTTGGCGACGACGGTGGTGGTTACGTATGTGATCGGCGCCGTAATCGACGACAAGAACGCTAGGAGCGCCGCACAATGAACATCGTCCTGACCCGCCGCGCCTCGGCCAACGGTTGGACCCAGGGCCAGTTGTCCTGCGATGGCGTACACTCCTGCTACACGTGCGAGGACGTGATCCGGCCGCCCGGCGAAAAGGTGCTGGGGCAAACCGCCATCCCCCCCGGCCGGTATCAGGTCATCATTACGGAATCGCCGAGGTTCGCCCGCCGCCTGCCGATCCTGCTTGCCGTGCCGGACTTCTCCGGCGTTCGCATCCACCCCGGCAACACCGCCCGCGATACCGAGGGCTGTATCCTGCCCGGCAGAGGGTTTACACCCGCCGGCGTGACGCAATCGGTGCTGGCGTTTGACGTGCTGTTTGCGCGGATTGATTCGGCGCTGATCGTGGGGGAGGAGGTTTGGATTGAGGTCAGAAATTCGGCAAACGCGGGCTGATTCGTGGCCACATCTCCCGGCCGGTTGTCAAGTCAACTCGTTGAAAAACAACACTCCGCATATTTTCATCACGTAGATTGCCCGCATTTTATATCCCTATTTTCAATGGTTTGCGTGGTATAGTTGTCCGGTTTACTTTTTGTTCTGACAACCGACTGAGCGCGCTTCCTGCCAGCTTTTCTTGGTCTACGCTGCGGGTGTAGAGCGCGACCATGCTCAGGGTCCGGTGGCCAGTCACGGCGGCGATCTCATGCGTGCTTGCCCCCCGGTCGGCAAGGTTCGCGGCCATCAGTTTCCGCACGCCATGGATACCCAGCCCGGCCATGCCGATCTTGGCCAGCGCGCGGGCAAGTTGCTCGGTCAGGCGTGGCGCAACCCATGGCGCGCCGTCGCCATTGTCGAGGATTGTGAGGGTGCAGCGCGTCCGGCGCCAAGCGTCCAACTCGGCGCGCAACTCAGGGCCAACTGGGATCGCCATTTCGGCGCTCGTCTTTTGCTGCCGGAATCGCAGCACTTTGCCATCATCGGCATCCCAGCGCATTGCCACCAAATCGCCGCGGCGTTGCCCGGTGTGCAGCGCCAGCACTACGGCGCGGCGTAGCGGCTCGCTTAGGCGGGCTATGGCGTGCGCGGCATGGCCGGCGCTCCACGGCGGCAGGCTGCCACCGGGCAGGCTCTTGATGCGGGTGACGGGAGTGTTGTCGATCCACTCCCGATCAACGGCCCACGAAAATAAGGCGGAGGCGGCGCGGATGAATCCGGTTGCCGCGCCGTTGCCTCGCGTGGTGGCGATGGCATCACGCAGGGCTAGGATATCGCGCCGGGTGACGGCCGACGCGCGGGTGTGGGGATCAGCCTCCAAGGCCTTGAGATAGACATTATAAGTCCGGTGGGTAGCTTCGGCCAGCTTAGCCCATTCCGGGCTTTGCTTGTAGGCGAGGATCAGCGCGCCGAGCGTGTCATCGTCGAAGCGCGATTGCTGCGCCTTGCGGGCGTACGTGTAGGTTTTGACCGTGCCGTCTGCCAGCCGCTTTTTGACGACCCGCTGCGAGGACCGCATTAATTGCTCCGCTGAGTGGCCGAGGTTGCGACGTTGGTCCGCCCGTCATCGTCGCGTCAAGGGCGGCCCGGTCCCAGCGCGGGGTCCGTGCGCCAAGCTGGTAGGACGGCTGGGGTAGGCGGGCGGCTTTGACGCGGCGGAGGAACTCGGCCTCGCGTAGACCGACATAGGCGGCGGCTTCGGCGCCGTCTAGCCATCGGTGGGGCTCAAGCATCGGCGTCATCAGCCTCCTGTGCTGCTGCGATCATCGCGCGGTAAATCCCGGCGTAGAACAGGCCGTTGCCGTTGTCGCTGATGTCTGGGCGCTCAATTGCCGCCACGATCATTGCGGTTGTGGGTTCGGTTGGCACCAATGCAAACGGCATGTCTGCGACCAGCGCGCGGGCGAAAGCAAGGCGTTCGGTAGGCGTGGGCGTGCCGTTTTTGTCGTATTCGGTGCGCTCTTTGAGCGGTTCCTCGGTCATTTCGTCGTCTCCATTTCTGACGTGCGAAAGTATCGGAGGGCTTGGGTGGCCCCGCACCGTCCCGCCTGTCCTATAGACAGGCGGTGCGGGTGGTGCGGGTCTCGCACCAGTGCCGCCAGCGCGGGTCGGTGCGAGGCTGGTGCGAGCGCGGTGCGGGTTGGTGCGGGTTGGTGCGGGTGGCAGGATTACTCGCTGGTGCGGGTCTGGTGCGGGCCTTCGGAATGTCATGGTGCCCCAATCTCCACCCGTTGTCGCGCCGCCATAAAAGCCGCCTCCACGTCAATTGACAGTTCGGGGCGCTTGTCCTTGAGCCACGCGCGTTGTTGCCTCACCTTTAGGTCATCGACCGCGGCATAGAGCGCGGGGGCGTCGGCGGCGGCGTCAACGCGGGCCACCAGATCATCCCGCAAGGCCAATGCGCGGTCTGCCTTCGGCGGAATTTTTTCGACGATCATTAACGGCAGCACGCGAAACGGCTTGCGCACTTTTTTTGTGGCCGTCAGGGCCAGCGTCACGGGCTCGGTGATGTGGCTCATATGCGAGATTCTGATACCACCCACCGCCATGCCGCCCCAGGTCACGTCGGCGTCGCGGTAGAGGGTCATGGATCGACCGGCATAGGCGACAGCATCCGGGCCCCATACCGTCACCATCACGCGGCGCATCGACTTGCACGGCATGTAGGGCTTGCCTGCGTCGCCCTCAAAACTGACGGCAATCGGCTGCTCGGCGGTGCTGGCGCGGGCAACCTTGGTGATCGTCACCGTGCGACAGCCGCCCATCAGATCATCGCTGTTGAGCTGGTCACTTTTGGCCACAATGGTGTCGGTCATGTCGAGAGTTTCGCTCATCAGATTTCCATCTCCAGTTCAATTCGGCGTTCGGTGGGGATTAGTCGGGCTGTGCCATCCAATCGCGCGCGATATGCAGCCATTTTTTCTGAGGCCGTAGCCTCGAACGCGCGCGCGGCGTCAATGATCGCGCTCTGCACTGCATCGTCGGCATGCACGCGAATCGTCACCATGGGCATGCCGCCTGAGTAGCTGATAAAATCGCACCAGCGCCGCCCCGTCACCAGCATTCCGGTCTGCACCTGGATCAGGTAGTCGTCGGGCATCTCGCCGATGATGATCGTCTCGACCTGGGATTTGGCGCGGCGGCTTTTAATCTCGATCAGCCCGTCATCGCCCACCAGCCCGTCCGGGGAATAGCCGACGACGAACCCCCACTCGTCGTTGGTGACGAACCCGACCTCCTCGACCGGGACAAAATGTTTGACGTAGAGCGCACGAGCCTCGATCTCGTCTACCTGCCCGCGCAGCATGTCGTCGCTGATATATCGTGGTTCAACGTGGCCCGTGATCCGCTGTGCGAGCAATTCGTACAGGTGCGCGCTGGATTTTTCGTTGGTGGCTATCTTGAGTTTCGGGGTGAGAATTAGCCTCATTTCGGACGCTGTCAGCAAACCACACCGGGCAGCCATCCACGCATCCGACCCCTGAAACAGATCGCGGTGATAGGTAATTGTCACGAAAACCACCGCGCCAACCACCCAGCCCGAGCCCGCACCGGACGCGCCACCATCTCGGCGCTTTGGATCTGTTCGGCCGTCTCGTCCATCATCCAGACCAGCCCGCGCAGGGCGACCAGCTGTTGGCTGGCGAGCCGCGCGTATTCTCCGGCATCCAGCGCTGCGTCGAGTTGCTGGGCGGCAATGCGCAGGCGTTCGGCAGGCGGGTGCGGGTCGGTCATCATGGCGCGGAGGGTGAGGCAGTTGACCGGGCGGATGGCGTGGGCGCTGTGGGTGTGGTTCATGGTGCGAATCTCCCTTCCGACTCAGGCAAAATTAGCGGCAGCGCCGGACAAATGTGGTCCATCATCTCGGCCAGATACGCGGCATCGCTGGCGATCATCTCGGCCAGCATTGCGCGGTATGCCGGATCTGCCTCGGCTGCGTGCTGGGCTATGAGAAAAGCCATGTCGCGCTCGGCGACGGCGAGGTCGTCCGCGTTGCACATGGCGTAGTGGCTGGCGGGAAGGAGGCGGCGGCTCACGGGCACACCCTCCCCAAATCCCCCAACGCATCATCAATCTGCGCCGCCGCCCCATGCACGGCTTCGGTCCACGCTGCGTTGGGGCTCTCGGTGCTGTTTAGCTTAACCATGAGCGCGGCGAACTGAGGGAGCAGCGCGCGGACGTGGCGGACTTCGGCATCATGCACGGCGGCAGCGTTGCTGGTGCCCTGGGCGCGGTCGTAGGCGCGCCCGGAGAAATTATCGGGATAGGACGCGGTGCGGTTGGGCATGGTGGCCTCCGTTGGGGTGCAACGAGGCGGAGTTTCGCGAAGCGCGAAATTTAAGTCAATCGAAATTACGCACTGCGCGAAATTTTTAATCGCGCTTGGAGAGTTGCCGGCCCATCTCAAGCCACGCTGCCCGTTGCTCGTCGTTCAGCGTTTCGAGTGTGCGCAACACGTCCCGCATTGCCTCAAATCTGGTTGGATCGTTTGGCGTAAACAAAAGGGCCGCCGGATGCACCCCGTAAACATCCGCAAGTTTGTTGATGTCATCAAGGTCCACTGTGCGCCCACCTGTTTCCCAGCCCGATATAGTATTAAGCTTGGACCCGATGATGTTTGCAACGTTTTGGAGCGTCAACCCTCTGTGACGCCGCCATGAACGGAGGTGGATGTGAAGCGTGCTGCGTGGTCCTGACATACCTCTAAATCGCGCCACGCGAGATTGCAGACAAGCCCTACAGCGTGAAATTTCGCTTGACGCGAAACTTCGCACCATGCGAAGAATCTGGCATGAACCTCCGTCAATTCCGCGCTGAGCGAGGCTGGTCACTCACCAAATTGGCGGGCGAACTCGGCGTTCCCGTTTCGACCGTGCACGGCTGGATGGCCGGGCGGCGAATGCCGTCAATGGACGCCATGGAGACAATTGCCAGGGTGACCTGCGGCGCGGTGATGCCCAACGATTTTATGCGCGCCGCCGCATGAACACTTTTGGCGGTAGCGACACCGCCCACTCAGGCGCTGCGGTCATGGCCGCTGGCGTGGCGGGGGTGGGTATACCCCGTCTCGGCTCCTCCCCAAACTCGGCCTCTGGCAGCAATGCCGGGGGCTCTTTTCGGAAACGCCACCACACTCCGGAGGGCTTGGCGCGGCTGCGGGAGCTTGCACGCCTAGCGATGCAGAACCCCGAAACCGTCGCCAGGATGCGCGCCGGGATGGAAGCGAAAAACCCATGGCCGGCGCGGCTCAATGAACTTCGGCAATTGGCTGCGTCTGGCGCTTCGTTGTCTGCCATCGCGCGGCGGTTTGGGTGCAACCGGAAAACGTTAAAATTCCGATGCGAACAATACGGAATTGACGCCAAAAGTGTGCGCAATTTCCAGATGGCGGCTGGCGAAGAGGTGTTGCGGGAAATCTATTACCGCGCGGACCTGGGCAGCGCCGAATTGATTGCACAATACAGAGTAGCCCGGCCCAAGGCGACACTTGACGCGCTGCATCAGCACGCGCGGCGACTTGGGCTGCGGCGTCCAGATGATCGTCGGCAAGTCGGCGCTATGGCTGGTTGTAATGGGCGCGTTAAGGCGATGGCATTGCAGCGCACCGCTATGGCAGCACAGGTGCAGGGATGGCTAGATGACGGCTTGCTCTGCCAGCACATTGTAAACACGCGCGGGGTATCGCATAAGCGACTGCGCCGGATGCAGCGCGAGGGGTTGATTACAGTCCCGCCACGCCCGAAAGCCGCGCCGTATATGCGACCGTCGCGAGCTAAGGCGGTGGTTGCGGTTGCACCGTTGCACAGTCCCGCGCCTCCCAGGTTTGTGCCCATACCAGTGCCCACGCCTGTCGTTCATACCCCACTGCCCGAGCCAGTGGAGGTCATTTCATTTCCGGCGCCATCACCGAACGGCAAAATCTATGCGGGGTTCAATGCGATCCGCCAATGGGCGCAGCGGGCGGGGGTTGATTACGACGGGTCCAACATGGAGCGAGTCAACCGTGTTCGGGCTGCGGCGAATTTGCCGTTGCTGGTGCAGGACGAGGCAACATGAACGACGTTGAAAAACAAGCCGCCTATGAGGCCAAGCGCCGCGCCTGGATGGGCATTGTTGCGCCGATAGCCGTTGTCACGCGTGAAGTCCGGCACGTCGGGTGCCAAGTGCTGGCTCATCCGCTCACCATCACATACCGCACCGACATGCACGCCGAGGTCGTGGCGATGCTGGAACGGGCAGGCATGGCCCTGGCTGGGGATGCGGGGACGTTTTTCTGATGCGCGTTGAAGAAGGGACGTTTCACTGATGCACTCAGATTATGCTGACTTCCTCGCCAAGAAGGCGCCGATTGCACACGCCGTCGGGATTGAGCCCGACGACATGCCTGCGCATATGTTCGACTTCCAGGCCGATTGCGTGGCGTTCGCGCTGCGGCAAGGCAGGGCCGCGATGTTCCTTGACACCGGCCTGGGGAAAACACGCATCCAACTGGAATGGAGCGCGCAAGCCGCCGAAGCCAGCAATGGGCGCGCGTTGATCCTGACGCCGCTCGCCGTGGCGCGGCAGATCGAGCGTGAGGGCTTGGCGCTGGGCTATCCAGTGCGCGTGATCCGCAGCCAGGACGAGGCGCGCGACGGGATCAACATCTGCAATTACGATCGGTTGGCCGCGCTGGATACGATCCAGTTTGGCGCCGTGAGCCTGGATGAAAGCTCAATCCTCAAGAGCTTTACCGGCGCCACCACGCGCGCCCTGATCGCGTCATTCGCCGACCATCGTTTTCGGCTTTGCGCCACAGCCACGCCCGCGCCGAACGACCACATGGAGTTGGGCACGCATTCCGAGTTTCTCGGGGCGATGCGAAGTGCCGAGATGCTGAGCCGGTGGTTTATTAATGACACCGCAACGGCTTCGCAGAATTGGCGCGTCAAAGGCCATGCTGTTGAGCCGTTCTGGGATTGGGTGGCGTCGTGGAGTAGGTGCGCGGAAACGCCCGCCGATCTGGGCTATGATGCCTCGCGCTTCGCCCTGCCGCCGATGCACGTGATCCGGCACAAGGCCATCGGGGACGTGAAGCCGATGGATGGGGCGTTGTTCATTCAGGAGTTGAGCGCCACCAACATTCACGACGTGAAGCGCCAGACAACGGAAGCCCGCGCCGATGCAGTGGCGGAGTTGGTGCACGCGGAGCCCGGCGAGGCGTGGGTTGTCTGGTGCGATACCGACTATGAGAGCGATGCTTTGGCCAAGCGCATCCCGCAGGCCATCGAAGTCCGAGGCTCGCACGCGCCAGACAAGAAAGAGGCGGCGCTCTCGGCGTTCTCTGACGGCATTGCGCGGGTTCTAATTAGCAAGCCGAGCGTTTGCGGTATGGGCATGAACTGGCAGCACAGCGCCCGCATGGCATTCGTTGGCCGCAGCTTCAGCTACGAGGCTTGGTATCAGGCCGTCCGCCGGTGCTGGCGGTTCGGCCAAACTCGCCCAGTGGATGTGCACATCATCGTGGCCGAGGGCGAAGAACAAATCGGCCGCGTGATCGACCGCAAGGCCGCCGATCATAACACGATGCGGCGGGCGATGGCGTCGGCTATGGCGCGCGCCCGCGAGACAACGGCTGAAACCAAAGTCCCATACATCCCGACACACACAGCGGAGTTGCCACAGTGGTTGTTTGCTTGAACTCGGCTCACGGCAAAAGCTGGACGGCGCTTAACGGCGATAGCTGCGACGTGCTGCCGCAGTTGCCTACTGCCAGTGTAGGATTCTCAGTCTATTCGCCGCCGTTCGGGGATCTCTTCGTTTACAGCGAAAGCGCAAACGATATGGGCAACAGCGCGAGTGATGCCGAGTTTTTCGAGCATTATTGTTTCCTGATCCGCGAGAAGTTGCGCGTCACCAAGCCGGGCCGTCTGACGGCGGTGCACTGTTCCGATTTGCCCGCGCGCAAGTGGAAAGATGGATACATCGGCACGAAGCCGTTTAGTGACGACATAGCATCGGCGCACATCAAAGCCGGATGGCAGTTTGTGCGGCGCGTGACCATCTGGCGCGATCCTGTGGTGGAGATGACGCGGACGAAGGCGCTGCACCTGCTCTACAAGCAAATCCAGAAGGACAGCACATGTTCCTGGCCCGGCACGCCTGACTACCTCCTGCTGTTCCGCGCGCCAGGAGATAACGCCGAGCCCGTTGGCCACAAGCCTGCCGACTTCCCCGTTGACCTGTGGCAGAAATGGGCATCGCCGGTATGGTTTGATATCAATCAAACGGCGGTGCTGAACAACAAGGCCGAGGCCAACAAATGGATCGGTGATCCGCTATTTCTGGACGATGCCCGCGAGGACGCCGACGAGCGCCACCTTTGCCCGCTGCAACTGCCTTTGATCGAGCGCGCGCTCACAATGTGGAGCAACCCCGGCGACGT